CATATATGAAACTTCATTTTTTGCTGGAGCATCATTATATGTGTTATGAACCACATAAAACTGCGGTGCTCTTTCGTAAGGACATTTAATATCATATTTGCTTGAACTCACTAAGTTTTGTTTAATTTCCATTTTTGTTTTCTCCTCCTAATTTCTATTTTCTAAATTACTGATACGCAATTCATGTATATCAATTATTTTTTCGTTTCTGCGTTGCTGTTCTACGATAACATCAAGTCGTTCACTATGTGCATCTAACCGCTTGTCTTGTCGGTTGTTATCTTCGATTATCCTTTCAAGCAGTGTGTTCATACGTGTTATGTTCGAATTTAGCTTAAGCATAGGGGTAACAAAGCTAAAAATTGCTACCCCTCCTGCAATAACAGAGCCTATCATTTCCGCTTCGTTCATAACGCTAATCCTTTTTAGGCTCAGTGTAGTTTAGTGCACGTTCACTGTCTGCTACTCCGCTTGTAGTAGGGTCGTTGATTGCATTCCATACAGATACAACCACCAGAGATAATACGTAAGGGTTAGAAACAGCGTTTAAAAGCAGCTTTCCTAACGCTCCCCATGTTGTTAGGTCTTGTGCGGTAAGCCCCGCATAAGCTAAAATAGGCGTTAAAACAGCTAATACAATTTGTGCAATAAACACGGGATTTTTTAATCTGATTTTTAAATTAATTTTGTTCATAAAATTACCTCACTTTATTAATATTAAAAAGGCCTTTCGGCCTTTAAGTTTTTATGCAGTTCTTTTCCACATATAACAAGTTATATACGGCTGTATGTTGTTATGTGGTTGGTTTCCGCCAGATGATCCAGTGTCAATACCTTGCAGGTATGGTAACGATGCACCATCTTTTGTATAGTCAACTCTAATTCCTCCACCACTTACGTTGTCTGAGGTCACGTACTGGGCATGTGTGTGTGATGGCATTTCATCGACAGTTAATGTATGTTCTTTTTCTCCGCCCGTTTTTTCTACAGTGTTGAAATCACTATCGCTTGTGTCGACACCAACTGGCACTTGACCTTTGCCCCACGCTACCCATGTTCCGCCGTAAATTGTACTTGGGTTTTCATCGGAAGTGCTGAAAATAATATCACCTACACGATGCATAAGCAAGAATAATTGCTTAGTTAAATCTGTCACCGATGTAAAAGCTCCCATAAGCTTTGTAACATCATCGTTTAACTGCGTGGTTTCGGTTTGTAATTGCGATATATCTTCTTTAATAACGGTTAAATCATTTTGGTTAACTCCTGCGATTTTGATATGCCATTCTACAAAGCTAGGTTGTAATTCAGTTTCAACCCATGCATTAGTATAAGAATACCAACTCAGCAGAGTAGGCAACGTGATTTGTTCAGTTACTGGAGTAGCAAGTTCATACCATACGGTAATAGGGTTGGATTGTAACCAAGTTTTAAATAGGTCTACTGTGGAAATTTCACCGTTCGTATTAAGATAAAAACCACGTCCAACAGCAAAAGTTGAATAACTAAATTCAATATTTTTTTCCCAACAGTCTTGAATATACACTAACTTGTCACATATAGCATCGTTTATACCTCTCGGCTTATCTAAATTTATCATATAAGTATGAACTGTTTTAGTAGAACCAGTGTATTCTTTCCAAGCTTCATCGCTACTTCCATCAAATGTCACAACTCCAACTCTTCTCGTAACAACGCCGTTTTCTATTGTGTCCTTAACACCGTTCGGCAACGCTCGTAAAGGTTGGTTTAGTTCTACGGTTGTGGTTTCGAAGCCCGTGAATGGTTCGTAGTCAACGAATTTTGCACCGTAATTTACCATAATATCGTAGAATTGCACCCCTGTACCGCCAGTACCTGCAAACGCTACGACAATATCATCTGTTTTACAAGTATAATTATTAATAGCGAAAACCGTATCGAGTGCTGTTGTGTTACTAACCGCTTTATAACCTCCGCTACTCTCATATACGTATATATTACCTATTGTCGCCTCTCCTAATGATTTTAATTTAGCAGACACTGAAATTGTTTTGCCCTTTAATCCATACAACCTTTGCCCAACGCCATGGTTCCTAGCGGCATTTACATTACAAGTTAAAACTCCGTTTTCCACCGTATTAGTAGTCTTTTGTTCCTTACTATACCCATCAACATTTACATTACCATTAATGTTAAACAAATTCTTCCCACTCGTCATAAAGTCAATATCATATTTTTGCGTATCCTCGTTGTAATCACCAACAAACTTAGGCTCTTGAGGATATTCGGGGTTAGGACTAGCAATACCGCCCGTGAATGGTTCCCAAGTTCCGTCACCGTCTTGGTAGAGCATTGGTTTAATTATATTTGCTTTAATTTTTGAATCGTTGTCTCCTCTAAACCTAATCATAAGCACATAGTTTGGATTGTTTAAATCATCTAGTGTAATATCAAATTCTTGTTTTTCTGTAGTGTCCATACGTTTGCCACTAACCCATGCACCCGTCGAGGAATTCGATATACCTATCTCTAAGACTGGATTAATCTGACTTATCCCTTTTAACTTTAACTTACCAACCTTTAGTAATTTTAAAGTTTCTTCGTGCGTGTATTGGTAGCGTTGAATGAATCCTCCACTTAAAATGTCATTCCCATTAATAGTAAACGAACCATCGCCATTATTAGTTACGGTTGCACCACCTTGTGATTTAGTAGGCAGTTTACTAGCATCGAATAATTGAAACCCGTTTGTAGTTTCTTGCGAATATGCTCCGTCTATTTCTGCAACGTCAATCCCGTTATTACTTGCAGAACCATCATAACTAATACCTTTATAAGTATAATAGCCAGCATTTACCATTGCTTTAGATGCTAAACCGTCGCCCAAATCAACAGTTTCCCCGAATGTTCCATCACCTTTTTTAAATCTTATTTGTACGGGGTCTTCTTGTACGATTTCATAATCTCCCATGTTTCCAATCGCATTATCAATCTGCGTTTGCTGAGATGTTATTTTTTCTTGTTGTGTTTGTGCTGTAGAGATAAGTTCTTCAAGCTGTGCTTTTATTGGATCGAGATTTTCAGCAGACCAGTTATTAAACAGTGTTTCAACAAATGCCTTAACAACCTGTTGCCATTCGCCCTCATCTGGCGGTAATGGACTTAATCCACCAACACTTGCTTGTATACGGTAAATAACGGGCTTTAGAGATACGTTCTCGTCATTGTTGGTTAATGTTACCCCAACCGCTAAAAAGCCGTTACGATACATTATTTCATTAGATATAGCGAACACACCGTCACCGTCTACAACAACCGCACCACCAGCACTAATAACGTCGCCGCACTCTATCATCGCACTGTCATATACACCAATATAAATAGTCGGTATATATCCGCTAAAACGTTCATTGTCTTGAATAAATTTAAACTGTATATTATTGCTATACTGTGCTGGGATTTCGGTAGTATCAGCGGTTAAATTAAGATTGTTTTGTGTTATTGTACTAAATATCATTTTGTTCCCCTTTCTAACGCTTTTATACGGTTGTTTTGTTCCTGCACACATTTAATCAGTGCATTCATAATATTTTGGTAATCCACACCATAATACCCGTCTTTTCCTTTATGTAGAAAATATTTAGAATAGCTTTTATTCGTATAATCATTTGCAAGTATACCAATTCTGTTTTTATCACCGTTTAAGTAATCAAATTGTTTTACTTCTAAATCATATACAAAAGAACAATCTATATCTTTTATATTTTTCTTCAATCGTTTGTCTGACTGATTTATTATACTGTGTCCGCGCATATTTAACGTTTTATAGCATGACACTTCGCCATTATCCATAACTAAATAACCATCAAGCGCAGTATTTGTGTTATCTGTACTTATACCGAGAGATAAATTGTGTCCATATGCGCCCTGCAACACCGTTCCATCTGCTCCGCTTGACAATTGTCCCACGTATGTCCCTTTATTAGCGTAAGAGTATACAGCCAATCCGCCATTATACATTTTCATGCCGATATAATCCGTATCAGGATGATATGTCGCAATGCTCGGTTCGCTTGAATCTAGAATAATTCCGACCGTACTTCCGCTTGACAGAGATGTACTGTCCATTGTCCAACCGCCAAGCATACCTAAATCTGCAATTATTTGTATTCCTTGTAGAATACCAGCAGTAATATAATTAGCATTAAAGACGCCGTCTAATGTCCATGCCGTTTCAAAAGGACCATTAATCCCATTTTTCGAAAACCCAATCCCGTTTTGATTTATTCTTAATACTTTTTTTGCTAGTTCTTTATCGGGATTGTTTAGAAAAAAGATTTCACTCGGTAAACCGCTGTCATTAAATCCATACTGCATATTCCCGCCCGAACCGCCCGTAATTAAATTGGTCTGTTCTTTCACAATAGCCATAAATCTGTCAGTCTGTATTGTTTCCAACTGTCCTAATTGTCGGTCAGTGCTTGAAACTTGATCAGTGTTTCGTTTTATGACAGTGTCTAAAGTTATTTCGCTATCTTGCGGTTGCAGATATTTAGTTTCTTTTTTCTTAATTGTAAAATTTTCGTCTAATTTATGCGGTACGGATATAACTGGAACACTCATTCCCAAATCCAATGTATCAATCGATACGTCTAGCATCGATAAATCAGTGGCATTTACTTCTATGCTCCACGAAGCTTTTATATTTTCCTGCAAAAAGGCTTCTCCCTTTGTTTTTAGGTTTTCGGGTAATGTAACATCTTCCCACTCGTTCTTACCGTATATATAGCCAAATAGGCTTACGGCAGTTTCATTTACTAAATAATCTTTACCGTCATTCACGCTTTCAATCGTTAGCGGTAACCCCGTTTCTTCATTTTTAACACCTAAAGGTATTAGCGCGGTTATTACATTTTCCGCAGATATACGCTGTGTCAAATCTAATATATTTTTTTGAAATTCTATAGTTTGATTTGATGTTGTTCCATACTCTTCCAAGTAATCAAGATATCTTACGTTGTTTTCTTTTCTAACCCTTAAATATCCGCCTAAACGGTTAACTAATTTTTCTTGCATTACCGTTAATGTATTTGAATAATCATTGTCTATACGATATACATTGTCAGTTGTATTGGTAACATTAACAATTCCAAGTGTAAATCGCTTTTGCTCTTCGACTTGTGCGTTATGCTGATTTAAAAGACCTTGAAGATAATCGCGGATAGTTGTATCCTGCGTTGTATTAGGTCTTACTATACTGTCAAGGAAATAAGCTAAAGAACCCTCGCAAGTAAATGTTCTATTGCCCAAAATATCATCATCGGTATACAGCACCCGCCCCTCAAACACAAGGGCATCATTTCTATATAATTCGATTATAGACGTCATTTTTTGCGGTTTATCATAATTAGGATTAAAAGGTGGGAGAGTAAACACCAATGTATTAGTTGTATTAACTTGTTCAGTTAAATCGATTGACATAGCTTTATACATATTTGTCGTACTGTCAAACAATATATCGGCATCGCACATTAATTTTAATTTCAAAGTTTGCTCGCCCCCTCCATGTTCGTTTTTAACGGATCACAAATTATCGATAATGTAACGGTAGCAAAATTCCAATTATCATGATCATCCGTGTCAATAGAAATTCTCCCATTATAATACCACTCACTATCGCTTGCGAAACTGAACGTACCTCTTTGACCGTGCATGAGTTCAAGAACTTTTTGCATTATTTTTTGCCAGCACGGTGTCGATTTCATTAGTTTGCAATTTATAGTTATTGTGCGTTGGCTATATGTAGGACTTCCAAAATATTCTGTATAGTCATAAACAACATTAGAATACGGTATATCTTGAAAAAAGCTCTTAACCTCGGGGATACCAATAGAATATGATTCAACACACAAATGATAATCGCTTAACAAAAAATCATCATTATTGATTTTAAATCTTACATCTTCTCTCATATTCCGTATCTCCCTTTGCGTGAAGTTATAATTCCCATGTTTTGATCGACTGATCCCGTTACACTATAGCCTACGACTTTGCCGTCTAGATAAATCGGTATAGTAACACCCGCCATTGCTTCGGCTAGTTTTCCATAATCAAGACCCATTTCATTGTTTGTAACAAGATTGGCGCTTAACATACTCTCTATACCTTGTATTCCGCCGTATGAGCGCACTTTTTGCGCTTCGGGTGCTGTAAGTACCATTTCGCCTTTATCCAAATACGCAGGGAAAAAATCACTTGGTACATAATCCATACCAACTTTTAATCTTGGTATCTTCCCAATGTTAAAACCTTTTCCGCCTACAACTGGAACCCAATCGGGAATTTTTATTTTATTTAAACCGCTTATAAACGTATTGATTCCGTCTATTATCCAGTTTATCGGACTTTTGAATATGTTAGCAAAGCCACTTACTATGTTAGAGAATATTTGTTTTATCCCCTCCCATGCTTGACGCCAATTTCCCGAAAATACACCGCTTATAAAGCTCACAATACCGCTTAATATTCCTTTAATGTTATTAATCACGCTTGAAACTGTGTTTGCAATACTCCCAAATATTCCCGTAAACAATGGTGTGAGCGCTTGAATAGTCGGTGTTAATATTGCACTAATAAAAGTAATAATAGGTTGTATAAAAGCTACTATATCGGTTATAGTTTCGGACACTATTTTAGCAATTATCCCAAACACGTCTTGAAACAAGACAGTTAATGACTGTACAATTGGAGTTAAAGCATTTGTAATAGTATCAATCAACGGTGTTAAACTTTGAATAATACCCAAAATTGGAGTTATTACAGCGTTAAGAACCTCTATTAACGGCGGTAAAAGTGATTGTAGTATAGGTAATACAGTTTGAACCAAAGCCGTCAAAATCGGAATAAGCGCTTCCCCTAATGGAAGTATTAACAACTCTATTTGTCGAGTTAAACCCTCAAACATAGAACCTAAATCATCATATTTAACCTTTTTAATCATTTCCATGGCATCCGCTGTTCCATAAGCGCCATCTTCAATGTTTGATAATGCCCCAACAACCGTCGGTCCTAAATCTTCCCACATAGTACCAAATAGTTCTACACCTATTGTATTTTGCTTAACTGGATCATCCAACGCAATCAACCCTGTCATAACTTGGTCAAATGCTTCTCTTGCTTCGTCACCACCACTTGCAAACTTCTTTGACATATCATCAACGTCTAATCCCAACTGTTTGTAAGCATCTTGTGTTGTGTTTGAATAATCTATAACCCTTATAGCATTTTCTTTAATAGCATCACCTATTTTGTCAAGATTAAATGCGCCATTTTCTGCGCCAGCAGAAAATATTTTGAACATTTCATCAGCCGTAAAGCCCATTTTTGCAAATTGGACAGAATATTCACTAATACTATCCAACAATTCGCCACTAAAATCCAATCCGTTTTGCGCTCCGTTGGCAATTAAATTCATAGCATCTAAACCGTCAATGCCAAAATTATTAATCATGGCATTAGCTGCTCTAACTGATTCTTGAATGTCATAACCGAATGTATCTCGTAAAGCAAAGGCACTCTCAGTAAATTCTTGTAGAGCAGTAGGATCCCAATTATCAACTACAGGTCCAATCTGTGTTCTAATTTCTTTCATAGCTTCGGCTATGTCATCGAAACTTTCACCGTAGTTGTTAGCATAAACATTTTTTAAAATATTTTCATAATCTTTTAATTTTTCATTAGCTACTCCCGTGCTTGCAACGAATTGATTCATCGCTTTATCAAAATCAACTGCCCCCGACACTGCTTTAGCACTTAAACCAGCTAAACCGCCAATAATCCCCGCTTTTGTTAAATTTGAAAATGACAATCCAATTTCATCGGCTGCATTTACAAAAACCTCTTTTAGCATTCCAGCTGTACCACTACTGCCATCGGTTATAGATTTATTGGTATTTTTATTTTCTTTTACTACTTCATTAGATTGTTTTTTAAACTCTTTTGACGTTTCTTTATAATCTTTCTTTTGTTTATCCGAAGTTTCTTGACTGCTTTCTTTAATTTTTGAGTTAACCGCATTAAGTTGCTTGTCAACTTCTTTATCATCAACCTCAACTTTATAAACTACATCACCATCTGCCATATCATCACTCCTTTTCGGCCATATTTGATAAAGCACTAAATAAATCGCCAAGTGATTGTTGTATTTCTTTTTCTTGTTCCTCTTGACTTAGTTCCAATTTATACTCAGCTTTTTGCTTTAAAAGTTCGTTTATATACTCGCCATTTGTTTTGTCTCTTCTAGGAATAGGTCGAGTACGAATATCGATTATCTGCATTATCCGAGTATCCCTTGATAGTCCTTGAAACAATGCGTTAAATTCCCACCAATGCAATTTATTTTTGTATTCAAAAAGGTTTATGCCGTAACATTGCATAAACCCCGCATATATATATTTTGAATCTTGTGTGAAATCAAAAGATTTTTTATTTTTTTGATTTTTTTTATTGCTTTCAAAAAGCATTTTAAAAATCATGTTTAATATTCTAGTCTTATCTAAAAAAGAAATTGTCATAAATTTATTTTTTACAAGCACCTTATAACAAATATGAATTTTTTCTTCATCGCTATAAAGATTATTTTTAAATACTTCCAAACAGTATAAAACCCTATTAAAATAAGGCAAAATTCTATAGTTGTGCCCATTATATTTTATTGTTATCGGCAATTCATCATATAATTTCATAGCTTTTTAATATTTTCTTTTATTTCTTTTTCTCGTTGTTTTTTTGCCTTAATAAATGCTGGATTGACTTTATTTACAATAAAAGGCCACAAATCAATTAATAATTCTGCATAATCACCATCATAGAATGTTATCATTTTTTTGCCGTTGTCCTCTCCAAATACAACCTCGATTACATCAATGATTGCGTTACCTAGTTTACGCATATCCTTAGAGCCTTTTTGTATCTCAATCTGTGAAATTTCAACCGCTCTATACGCTTTTTGATACGAATTAATTTTTTCCAAAAGATTAATTTTTACTTCTATTGTTAGTTTTTCTCCTTTAGAGTTTTCAAATTGCAAAGTATCAATTAAATTTTCTTTCCTTTTGATTTTATACATGATTCATCCTCCTAATATATATAAAAAGTAGGGGTTATCCCCCTACTGGCGTACTTTTTAACGTTGGTGTTCCATTAAATGCCAAATCAAAACTGATTTGTGACGGATCTGTAGCATTTCCGTTAATCTCTACAATGTTTTGAATTGTTACATTGCATGTAATTGTTTGCGTATTTGCTCCCGTTGCATCTAATTGCGAAATTTGTAATTGTGTTTCTCTTTTTTTCATTAAAGCGTATTTAACACCAAAGATATACTCTTGTGCTGCATCACCTTTAACTCTGCGCCCAGTAATTGTTAATGATGGTGCCATTCCTGTAACATAGTTATTCGCAAATCCTTTACCGCACATAAAAAAGAACTGTTGTACTTGTTCATTCAATGATTCGCTAAAGTTTTCGATACCTGCACATAATGGTGACCATGTCGCTGTTGTATCGGGTGTAGTGTCAATCGCAACCGTATAATTATAAACTGGTTCTACTTGTACCTGTGCTTTGAAATCTCCGTCAGCCATTTTATTTCCTCCTATTTAATATAATATTTAATTAAAAGGCTTGATCCGTAAATCCATTGACCGTTTTCCTCTACCCCTATCAGTTCTGGGCTTGAGGATGTTTGTATATCAATGATTTGCGTATGTTCGCCTAATTCAATTTGATCGCTTTTTAATTTGCTTAAAAAGTAGTGCAGTTGGTTTAGTGTACTGCATATTTCCTCTTGATCTTTATTTTTTCCGTTAAGCCTTACGTTCATATGATTATAACTGTCTTTGCACATATATATTTCTTGCGGATTTGACCGCCATAGAAGCGCCAAACTATTATCGGGTATATTTGTACCAAAAACTAAATTCCCTTGATACTGTGCCTTAATAAGAGCCGTTAGAATGTTTATAATCTCGATGTCCATTATTTCAGCCCTTCTTTAAATGCTTGTTGAGCAACTTTCTGCCAATCCTTGTTATGGTCTGTTTTAGCTGCATCACACCACTCATATGTGGCTTTAGCGCTTTTATCTTTAGAAAAATTATAGTCTATACCATTCCATAATTTTTTAGCATATGGCTGGGTATATGTAATTGTTCCATTTTTAGGATCAATTCGCGCCGTTTCTATAAGTTTTCCTTTATCACGAGGGGTATATTCTTCACTGTCCTGATAAACTTGTTCTGTCAACACCGCTCTAGCATTATCGGCACCGCTCGTAATTCTTTTTAGAACTCTTCGTTTATTTAATGTAACTTTAACACTCACTAAACTAACCCAAGTTCATAATGGTGCGGTTTGCCAGTATCATCGGGTACTAAATCGCAAGTTTGAACAGTATATGTCTGTTCTTGATAAATAATGCTCATTCTAGCGCCGTTTCCAAGTGATTGGTTATTTAATACCCATAAGTTTAAATTCGGCTTAGACAACCTACAATCGTAATATAATATTGAGCGAAGAACGACCTCGGTGTTATCTGTTGTTCTTCGTACTTCGTTTGTGTTTTGCATATGTACAAATTTTAAATCATAAGACTGCATAACGGGCTTTTGCCATTCGTTTATACTGGTAATTACTTTTAATGTGGCTATATCGGCCAGAATACGTTTAGGGATGGGTCTGAGAATACTCCAACACTCCTATTTAACAGCCCAGTTTGTTCAAGCAGACTTACCGCTTCGGGGCTTAATGAATTGTAATTTCTTCCTGCGCTTTCTTTTGACTGATAAGTACTGTCCACACTTACTTTGCCAACCGTAAAGCCTTGCCCTGCCACACCAGTATAGGCTACTTCTAAACCGTAATAGCCATAGTACGCACATTGAGCCATGCACGCACGTTTAAACAATTCTTGAATAAAAGGCGCTAAAGAGTTTAAACCCTCTTCAGCGACCTTAAAACGGGTTATTTCATCAATTTTAGAACACGCTGGATTAACGAGACTGTTGAACGTTTCTTCATCCATCAAATCACTGCCGTAAAATTGTGTAAAATCAGCATATTTTATATATGCCATACAATCACCCCTTATCCGCCGTTTTTAACGATCGTAGCATTACCACTTGCAACCGCGAAAGCTCCATTTGCTTTAGTTGTATTAACTAATGCAACAGTGATATTCGTTTCTGTTCCTGCGACTGTTACTACGCCATCAGCTGGTAAATCAGTCCATCCGCTAGATAAATCTTGTCCGTATGTAGGTGTTGAAGCGCTAGAAGCTACTTTATACACTAATTTTTGTCCAAGAATTGGTTTAGCAGTAACTGCTACATTTGTTTGATTAGTTTCAGCTCCAGCAGTTGACGTAACTTCAAATGTTCCAAGAGTTGGTGTAGTGATATTTGCTAAGATACCTACTCTACGTTTATCTAATGCAAATACATCATAGTAGTATCTTTCATAATATAGCCATTTCCCTTTAGATTGTGCAGTTGGTGCGCTCATCATAGCTACTTCATATACTACTGGAGCAATCATTGCCATAGGGTCTACTAACAACATATTAATAGTTTTTGCGCCAGATTCAACTTTCCATCCTACTGTAAAGTCAAACGCTGTTTGCATAATATCTTTTGGTACTTCTCGAATTAATACTCCGTCTAATTTCCCGACATTTCGGTCTACATTTCTAATTCCAGTACCTGCATCGATAAAACGTGTAATTCCCGCTGCTTCTTTTAAAAGTTTATACGCATCTGGTGTCATATACGCTACCAATCTATCACGGTTGATACGTTGGTTAACCATATACGCTAAATATCCATCCCATGTTTCTAAAATAGTATCTTTATCTAACACAGTTGTATCTACTGTACCGAAAGATTGTGCATATGATGCCAATTTAGAAGCCATGTATGCATCCATTTCCATTTATGTTCAGCATAGGTCGTTAATCTATGCCCGAGCAAAATAAAAAACACCGTTTTGGTGTTTATGCTCCGCTATACATTACTGTATAGATCAGACTATATCTTCACCCTCATATTGAGGGGCTCCCCATTTCCACTCACTTGAGTGTACTCTCTTTCGAGATAGTCGTTGAACCTTTATGATATTTCCATGTAAAACCGTAGGCTTTTGGTGTTCTTCCTAGGCAACAACTTCTAATATTTCCAGCTATAATTTCTTGCTTTCCAGTTGTCCTTTCAGGATAATTATTCATTATCCATAAAGCCGCTATTTTTGCCTGCTCAAAAACTATATTTTCTTCAACACAAAAAACATTTTTTGTTTGTCTAAAGATTACATTTCCTTTTTTTATTCCATGTATCCTATTTTCGCTTGATGTAACCCATTCTAAATTAGAACAATCATTATTTTTTCTGTTACTATCAATATGATTTACATACTTTAGTCCTTTTGAATTATCAATAAATGTTTCAGCTACTAAACGATGAATAAGCGTTGTTTTTACTTTACCATCTTTTGATAAATCAACAGTATAGTAACCATTTCTTTTTAAATTCTTATTTAGAATCTTTCCTTTTATCAAACGTTTATTAACATTCTTTATGTTCGTTTTGCAATATCTATCAACGCTTCTTACGTTTCCTTTGTTAGAAACTTCGTATAGTTTTTCATATCCTTTTATCGGTTTCCATATTTCCATAGTGTTCTCCCTTTCCATTTTAGGATAACACTATCATATCACACTTGGCTGCTGATTGTCCACAAAGTGGATGTCCCAGCAATTAGAGGAGAATTAATGCATATTACTATGCAAAAGCCCAAAATTTAGGCACTTTTTGGAATTGGTTAAATGTTTCTGTTACATTGGCAATAGTAGCCACTTGATTTGTTTCCTTGATGTCCATTGGATCAACTAATGTATCCCATTCTCTGTCCATCATCATTGTAACGGGTTGCATTTCAGTATTGAAATTACGATTAAATTTACCGTCGATACTGTCACGGTTAACTGCTTTAGCCCCCGAAACTGTCATCGATGGGATCATTACTGTTTTCCCGTTTACTGGTTTATATTTTTCATTGTTCGGTCCTGCCCATAACTCTGGAAAATATGATAAATAAGGATAAGCGTTGGCTAGTGTTCTAGCGTAGTCAACTGCATAATTTAAAGGTGTTTGCACAAAATCTGCCATATATTAATTCCTCCTACTTTTCTTTTGGCATAAAACTCCAAAAATCCCCAAACGTTTGTGCTTCTTTGCCACTTGGCATAGTACCTTTTGGCTGTGCTCCAAATTGAGGTTTTGGCTCTTCTTGTTGTTCGACATTGAACATATCGGCATATTCCTCTTTAAAAGCCGTAAGCTGTTCATCAATGTCTTTTTCTTTGTCTAATCTTTCCAAGAGCATTTCCGCGTACTTGTCGCTTTTAACTCCTTTATCCGTTAATGTTCGGATAGTGTCTTTCTTTTCGTACTCTTGTACTTTTCCTAATAAATCTTTGTAATCTTGACTTTCTTTGTAGTCTTTAGGTGTGTTTTTCATAGCTTCATTGACCGCTTCTTGCTTAAGTTCTTCCAAATCTTCTTTAGAAACCATGTCAGCAGTGCTAGCTCCATACATAGACATAATGCTTTCTAATAATTCATTGGCTTTATCTTCACTTACTCCAGCCTTAACAATTTCACTACGTACACTTTTTCTTGTTAGTTTTGGCATTATTCTTCCTCCTGCGTTTAAACTAATAAATAACGTGTGCCTACATTTAACGGATGCAGACGTAACCGAAAGCCTACATTTAACGCCGATAGACGAGGGCAAAATAAAAGGACGTATAAAACGTCCTAAAATATAAAAAGCACTCTTAGATGCTAATTATTTAATCATCATCAATATCAACTGTCGCTGTGTTCTTCATACCGCCTAGATATTGACCTATTTTGTAATCTGCTTCTTTACGCAAATAATAAATATATTCATCAATCTTGTTTTGAACATCAACGGGTAAACCGTCTTTAGCAGTTGTCATTTTTTCAATAATATTAATGAAATTATCTCTTGCAAGAATGATTGTATCTTCACATTCTCTGTTCTCAACGCCAAGTAAATCGTTTGTGTAAGCTAAAACCGCATCTTTAATAGACGGTTCAGCAAACCCTAACGGAATACCTCGTTCAATTAAATCATCCGTCATTTCACCGATTTCGTTGTACCATTCACCCAATAATGGATGTATAACAAAAAAACTCTTGCCTACTAAATTATGATGCAGAGTTCCTAAATTTTGATATACGATTTTTAAATATGATGTTAAATCTTGATATGGATTCATTATTTAGCTCCTTTTCTTGTAGATGGCTTCTTCTTAGGTTCTTTTACTTCTTTTTGCTGTAAAAAATCATGGTATTCTTGCACTCCCAATTTTAAACCGCATTTAAGGCATGTTACTCCATCTTTATAGCCCATAAATTCATGTTTGCAATCCATTGTTTACCCTCCTGTTTTTTTATCATTATTTAACGATTTGTTCGCGATCATATCGTCGTGTTCGACCTGTTTCATTTATAAACTGTCTCATTTTAGCTTGTCTTTGACTTGTTACAGTTTTTTGCTTATCAGCTTCATCTCTTAAACCCGCTTTTCTATACATTTCCTCTTGTGTCTTTGATGCGCGGATTTCGCGTTCAATAGCACGCTGTCGTTGGCTTTCTTCATATGTACGTTTATTTTCTCTTTCCTGCTCCTTTGATAAAGGCTTAACGTTATTAAGCGATTGTTTAGGTATAAACGGATACAGTTGATGCCCGCAGTTAATACCAAGCAATCCATCTGCCTGCCCGTAACTTGTACTTGACAAAGCTATAAAACTTACTTTTTTACCGTTCGCATCGGTTGTTGTTCCTTTTCTGTTGTTTTTTGAAACTATCTTCCCTTGCCACGGAGCGCATTTGGGTCTTGCACCGCTATGCTTAGAAACAATAAATAAATCGTTTCCATAATCTTCATTTCTTTTTACAACCGTATCTATACTCAAGTTGTGAACATTTGTTCGTACATACATATTCGCATAGGCTTCGGCCGTCCATTTTCTTCCTGCTTTATCTATAAATGCTGGTATATTTTCTTTAGCTATTTGCCTTATTGCACTTGCAACAGCATTTTGCATTGTTTCTCTATGCATTATCTTTTCTGTCGCATCGTCTAATATCTCATTTCTTCTTGCGTTATATGCAGAAACAACATTATTTACCGCTTTATTAAATGATTGCAGTATCATACTTTGCATGGTATTACCCATTGCATTAAATGTTATTAAGAAATCTTCTTTCATATTTTTCTTAAGTTCATTGATGCTTAAGCTAGCTGTATAAGCGGTTGTTTTCTTTAACAGACCGTTTTTAGATGCTTCTTGTAATTTTGGCTCTATATCCTCCAAAGTTTTATCTATAACGGTATTTAACGTGTTATTAGTAGTGCTTAGATATCCGCCACTGCTTATAATACTTTGCGTATGTTTTAATAATAAATTAATTTCTTGAATCTTTTTTTGTTGCCAAACCTCAATCGGCTCGTCAATATCTTTACCAATGTACTCAGCCATCATTATTAGAATTTGATTAGTTATACCGCTATACATTTCCTCAAACGGTTCACTTATTTCTAATATTTGTTGGCGCGTTATCATTGCCACTATTCTTCACCGCCAAGAGCGAAATCATCAACCGCTATTGTATTTATTTGATTTTCTTTTTTTATTTTTTCTATTTCTTTAAGTGCTTCTTCTCCCGTCATTCCTAGCACCTTTTCCATATAAGTTAATTTAGACATTAAACCGTTATTTACTAATACAATTCCCTCATTAACGTTTGTTTGTCGGTCTTGTAAGATTGAATCATCAAAGATTACTTTAATCTCTAAATCATCATTAGCCATATTTCCAACACGTTGCCCTTTATACTCAATGTCGTATAAATCCGCAACATTAACTATTCCTTTGATCATTTTTTCAATTGCTTCTTTTATTTGTAATTGATGTGATTTTATAGTTTTATATGTTTTGGAATTCTCGGAGATTACCTCTGTTGCGGTTTTTAGTCCTTGTGATTTATCAAATGTAAACGTTCCTGCACTAAATCCCAGTTGTAAACATAAGGTGCTTAAAAAAGCATTAATTGCGCTTATGTGTTCTTCTACTCTCAACTCAACAGAATTATCATGTATTTTTAATTGTTCTGTATCATCCGTTGCTAATGCTTCATACACTTCATCGTTTGCATCAAAGTATCTTTTTCTTTCGCCAGTTTCAGGGTCAACCACCATTCTAACAGCACTCGCTGGGACAATTATTCTCTTCTTTCCTAACACAAACTCGCGTACGAAGCTGTCATAACAAATGTCTAACGCGTGTAATGTTGCTAATGCATTAGCATAAATACTTACTCCTAATGGGCTGTTATCGTCAATGTTGTTCGCAATAGCTGTTCTGTAATAGTAAAATAGACTATCCTCTACATGTTCAATCGAAGTTGATTCATTCAAAAATGGATATATTGTTTGCAGTGGATATCTAAAACCTAAAATATCCTGCGGTTCAACTTCACCGCTAGCATTTTTAATATTTTTAATTTCACTTCTAAATAATTCATTTTCAACTACATATGTAGTTCCATTCCATTTATGCCACTCTAACCGCGTGTAATAATACCCGTTCTTTGCTTCTCGGCTTATAAATACTCCCTCTGTAACTTTGGCGTTTGTCCATGCAGTTGGCACGAACTGATCTGCCATAGCATAGCCAATTTCAATATGCTCGCTTCCTAGTACTGGTTTACCGTCTAAATGATCTGCTTCCGCCCAAACTTTTAGTGCTCCGCCCCCAAGTGCCAAAGACTGCTCGATATGTTCCTGCATCTTTGTAAAAAAGGCATTATCTTTTAAAACTTTTTGGATATAATCGTCTAGAGGATCTGTTTCATTTTCTCCGAGTTCTTTTCCCGAAGAAACATGTACTTCGCATTGCTCGCTCCATATTAATCCAGCCAGTTCCGCACACACTGCTTTAGCAATTCCCATTGTTTCTATATTTCTTTTTCGTATAGGGTCTTTTAACGTAGGTGACAACACTCGATGCCACGGTTTATAAAAGCCTTTATAAATATACTTCCATGGAAAGATACCAAAATAATAAAACTGGTTAAACGCAGGAACACCGCCCAATTCAAATATATCTTTAATAGGTTCTCTCATTCCACTGTCTGCCATAAATTTCGTAGCCACCTCTTTTACTTTCTTTTTTATCTTTTTAAACATCTGCACGCCTCCTACCATATATCGATAATTTGGTTCATATACGGCTCTACCGCATATTCTTGCGCATCCAAACTATCTATGTTATATGTTCCATCATCCAGCCTAACATCCTTTGTAACGTATTTAGCATCCCATACAGCAGTTTGAAATGCTTCTAAGGTGTATTTACATTCGCGCATAATTTTATGTTTACCTATGCCATGTAAACGACAAAAAAAGCGTATGCGGTTGTTTATTTCACCTTTCCTTGCATTATGTATGCTTAGCCCTATTCCCTCTTTTGCTACTGCGACTTTCAACCCTCTTATAAGAGTTTGCTCAGCACTATCACAGTAAGCGTCTGTTACAATAAAAAATCGTTTGCACTCTTTTACAAACGTCACAAAATCTTCTTCTAATTCTTTAGGCGTCATAATGCCTTTACGGTAGTACTCTTTCAAAGTTATTACCTCGTTCATTCCCGAAGTATATCCCGTTAAATTAAATGTGGTTGCCGAACCGTTACCGCCAAAATCTACTCCAATAGTAGCAAACATAATAGGCGGTGCTTCATCGATAACATAATCTTGTGGTCTATCTGCTATTTGCGTATATATTACACCCTCGGCCGATTTCCATAATCCTAAGATATAACGATCATAGTATACCGTTCCAGCATATTCCTGCTTTAGATTAGCCACAAACGATGGGTCAAGTGTCGGGTTATCGTCTATTGTGTAAGATTGACAGTATATATCTGCATCACTTTCTAAAAACTTTTTAAGCCAGTGGTGCGGACTTTCGGGGTTTAAAGTTCCGTCGAACTTGCTATATGGCTTGTCTAAACGCGATTTAAGCATTGTGAATACTTCTTCGTGCCATGTCGCAACCTCGTCACCATAGCAGTATTTAATACTTGCTCCTCTTATTCTGTTTACTTGGTTAATCTTATCCGCTCCTAAGCAATATACTTTCTCCCCGAACATATTCGCGGTATTATCGCTTCTAATATTGCTAACTAACTGTTCTCCATATATATTTTGCAAAGGCTCTATTACGTTCCTTTGGAGTGTGCCCTTTGTATTTCCTAAAATAACAACCAATCCGTCTTTCCCAGCGACTTGCCTTATTCGTTTTGGAATAACAAAGTAATCTAAGTAGGTTTTACCGCTACGTGTCGCTCCTTGCTTTATATTCCAACGATGATTAGCGTTATCTAAAAACTCACGTTGTTTTTGTGTAAATGCCACTAAATGACACCGCCTATTTTTTCCAATACCTTGTCTAATTTCTCTAACGATTGATCGGTTTGTACTGTTGGTGTGAATTTATCTATTATAATCCCGATTGATGTTGCTAATGCCTGCACACTTGATTTTTTTAGTTTTTCTGGTTCCATCATCGATGCTAACGCCATGTCAATGAATTCCATTGCATCTTGTTTTTTATTATCTAGGTATTCTAACATATCCCTAGTATTTTGTTCTTTTTTCTCTTGCGCTTTTTGAAGAATATCCGTGCGATTGCATAATCTCCTAACAGTATCTTTAGATACCTTGTTTTTTCTTGCTACTTCCGAATAGTTTCCGCACCCTACATAATCGGCTATTATTTTCTTTTTCTTCGCATCTGTTAAGTGTTTTGCCATTCTTCAAGCACCTCCAATATATATCTATTATGTTGTCTAATTCTTCATCATCGTCCATTTTCCCGCCCCCCTTATATTATTTAAGACGATACTATAGGGAGAGTGATAATATCGTCTTAGATAACAAAAAAGCAGTCATTTGACCGCTTTATAAAAATGAAAAGAGTTTAGAAATATAACTAAAAAACATGTCGCCGTGTGGATTAACCAATTTCCCACAATACAATAATAACACATAAATAGTCTATTTTAGTCCCAGTTTAGTCCCAGTTTGTTATTAATATATTTCTTTATCATAATCATCGATTGTCATTATCGGGCTTAAACATAACAACATATTAAGCTTAATATATACATCATCAAGTTTTCGATAAAATACCGATCTTGAATACCCTCGTTTAGATGCTATAGCTTCCCTTACATCTGAATTATCTGGGTTATTAGAAAATATAATGCACACTTCTTTTTCTTCTTCGTTTAAAACAGTTATCGCACGTTCCAGCGAATTAATAAGAAAATTATAATTGCTTATAAGAACATCGTATTGATCGCATTGGTCTATTATCTTTTGCATTTTGGCAATAACGCTACTGTGGTTCCCACCTGGCATATTATCACTTCCAATAGGAATAGCACGTTTCATGTCCATTAGTTCGTCTCTAGTTTCTTCCAAAAGCTGAACAGTGCGTTTCCATTTCTTCCAATTTTGTAGATAATACTTGCTTTCTTTCATTATGCTATGTCCTTTCTTATTAAATATCTATTTTCAAGGAGTTTATTTGAGTATGTTACCTTTTTTATATGTTCTAAAGTATATTTATCTTCAAAAAACTCTTCTTTAATATCTCGTAGGAAACCAATATAAATTAATTTTCCTCTTCTTATATCGTGGACCCCGTATTTTTTAAGTTTTCTATATCCATAATCTTCGAAGCCAAGTTCTTTTATAAAGTTTTCATAGCTTTTAAATAAACCGCATATGTAATCTAAGTCACCTCCCTCACTGTAAAATGTACCGTCTCTAGGCACACAACCGTATTTATCTACATAAGTATTTACAATCTCTATATTATTTTTTAATTTATCCGTTATTATCATTTTTTGACCTCTTTCCTTGTGGATCTTCTCCTATTACATATCCTCTAAGTTTAGGTTTAATTATTCCTACTCGTACCTTGGTACAATGTTGTATAAATGTTTTCGATGATTTCTTTCCCATGTATGCAGCACATTCCTTAGAACTTCCAACACATACGGGAAAGTCGTTTTCATCGTATATTGCATATAACTTACTCATTTTTTAGCTCTCTAGATTAGCGCATTGCACTGGAAAAAAACGGTTTTCTTCAAATTTCCCAATCCACCCAAAAGTACAAACTCTTATCTTTTTATTTTTACTTATTTCTTTTATAAGATATACAGATTTATAAATACTATCATAAACCCACATACCAACTTTCAAATCTTCAAATTTGTATGGTTTAGGATTATAGACATCGCTCAATTCACAATCTAATGAATAAATTGTTCTTTCTAGTTCACCATTTGAATCACTTAATTCTTTTGCTTTATCAATGCAGTTTTTTAATTGCTCATCAGCAACGCCCCAATTATGATATAGCATCTTAATGTAGTCTATTAATTCTTCCTTAGTTTGATTTTTTAAAGTGCTAGCACTATGCAACTTAAAATGTTTATATTCTTCTGTATTTTCTGCTAATTCAAAATGTTCTTCGATTAGTTGTTCTATCATATCAACATCTTTGTCAAATGCGCTTGCTTTATCTTCTCCATATGGATCATTTTCAAAATAATAATCATCATTAACAATTCTTGCTAATGCCTTTTCACATTCTTCTTTACTATGCATTTTCTTTCACCTCATTAACATCTAATTTTAACTGTTTATTTTTATAATCAATTTGTCTAGCAAGTGTATTAACTATATTGTCTTTTGCTTCTTGATATTTTGAATTACTCATACTTCTGCCTCATTATTTTATATTTCCAACTCTTAACGGGTTATAAAATTGGTTTGCAATTTCCTTTTTAACATCTTCGAGATCAATGGTTACTTTTACATTTTCACTAATATAAATATCTCTTAAATCTCTTTTTCTAATCATTGGTGCAACACAATCAGCTTTCATATCCATAGCATAATCCGCATGATGTTGTAGTGGCAATTCAACTAATGCACAAGCTACCATTCTTTTATAATTACAAATGCTTCGTTTTTTACACACTTTACATTTTGTTGCTAACATTGTTAAAAATCTCATTATTTAAACATCCTCATCTTGTGGCATTTCAAAAATCGGCTGTACTCCAACACATAGGAGATTTTGACCAATTCCATTTCCACAACTAATAAACTTATTGTTACTTTTAATTATTTCTGTTTGTATCACACCTAATACCTTAACTGCTTTTTCTACCGACGAATAATTACCCATTGGGGAGTAATGTTCTTCATTATTTCTTAATTCATAATTAACTAAAATATTATAATTATCATTATTACAACCCACATCAAACGATTTACACAACAATAATGATTTTTTATCTTGACTTCTAATCCAAATCCCCATCTTCAATTACCTCCTCATAAGTCGTAAGAAAAATATCGGGCTTGCATGGGTAAAATTAACCTTTAACACCTTTAATGATGTAATCGCCATAATCAACTCTCATTGTTCCTTCTAGCGTGTCGATTGCAATATCAACTAGCATTTCCTTTAACGTCCTCTTTATATCAAAAAGTTCCACACATTCTTCGATTAAATCATTGCCAACAAAATTACGTATTTCTTCTAAATTACTTCCCGTCCACCGAACTGCTTCTACAACTACGGGTTTCTTTCTATATTTAGGCATTATCTAGACCTCCGATTCCATAATTTTATTGCCTTATAGGGTTTAGCTTTACACTGATCATTATCAAACGAAGTAATACTTCCACATACACTACATTTAATAAAAACCAAACCTCCAAATCCTTTGTAGGAATTTACTTTATTGCCACAAAATGGACATGGCTTCAATTGATTGTCAATGTTATCTTTTTTCATCTTCAATTACCTCACAATTAGATAAAATCGAATTAATGCTATATGGTTCTTCATCTTCCCATTTAACAAAACTAAATGTTGACTTGAACATGCCTACATAATCACCACAACTATTCCATATTGAATCACGCTTTTCAGGTTGCTTTTCAAATCCATACAATCTGTTATTAATGTCTCTTGTAATAAAGTTGTATCCATTCTCTTTAGCAGCTTTTAAATATTCATATTCAAATTTTGATAATTTAACAGGTTTTTTATATTCTTCTAATAATTCCAATAATGATAATCTCAAGCATTCTGAGCAATCTATACCTATTCTATAACAGGTATCATCGTAATTCTGATTTGTTGTAATCCGAGATAAATAACATTCCAAATTCTCACCGAAATTCACCATATCAAAATTTAAAATTTCTTCTTTAATCTTTTCTATCTTTAACATTTCTAAATACCTCTTTTACTATATTCGTTTTCTATCTTAGCAAGTTAGCATCTAAATCTAACCTTTTTCGTGTTCCTAAAACTACGTAGCCATCTTTGCAATATTCGCTATCATCAATTACACAAGTTACCTCTACATGGAAAAATCTCATGGTATAATCGCGATCAAATTCTTTTAGGCATAAAATATCGCCAACTTGAAAATCACGATCATTTTTCCTAACTTCAAAATTTTTTTGGCCTTTCAACTGCATTTCAAAATACTTTGGTTTTGTTTTTAATGTTTTAACTTTCATTTTTCTATGTCCTCTTAATTTTAAATTCTTATAATACTCTATAAATAATTCTTATAATATCGTCTAAACCACTCGACTTGTGTATGAGTTTCTAAAAATTTAGCTTGTGCTACACGTTTTAGTCTTATCCTAGTTTCTATACTCCTATGAGCAGAATAAGGAGCTATGCGATGGCAATTAGCACATAGCCATACTTTTAGCCCATCTTCTTCACATTTCTTCCTATCACTCCCATTCAAGCAATGGTGATCTTCTAAATTTAAAGTTGTACCGCATAAGTAACATACTTTTTTATCTTGTATTATTGTTTTCAATCAGTTGCACCTCTATTCTCGGGTATTCTTTATCAACTTTTACATCATGCCTTAATTGATTTATATACTTTTGGCTATCGTCAATGATTATCCCTTGTTTAACTAATGCATCTTGAATAAATTTTGTTGCGAAAGTTATGTTATCTACATCACGACGTTTATTTTTTTCATACCATGTAATCTTTAGTTTGATAGGATATTTTTTTATTTTATGTAGCTGATATCTCTTTATGGCTTCTATTACGATAGATTCGTTTTTAAGCTTCATTTGACTGCCTTTGTAACGGTTAGACCGATTGGCGCTTGTATATTCGTTAAGTCCATCTAAACGCCCATAGATAATAAATTCAGCCATATATGCCACCCTCTAACGTTGGTATATTTAATTCATTACACCAGCTTATCGCAGTATCAATTAATTTATTCATTTCTTCGGTTGTAAATGTAGACGAGCCGTAATAGCATTGAAAATATGCATAATCTTTATTTGTATCATCGTATTTAAGAAGCTTAACAACTCTAAAACATTTTTTAAGATCATTCTCAGCTATCGCCAATACTTTTAAGACTTCATATTTTGCTTTAGTTTCATTAAGCAATTTTATATACACGTCCATGTCGTCCTCTTCCATTTTCAAAGCCAATTCATGAATAAGTGTCCATAAATACGCATTTTGATTTAATGACCTTTTAGACCTAGGTTTTTTTATTTCAAGTGAATACAACTCTTTTTCTAATTCATCGGTGTTAGCTTTAGAGTTGTAATCACTTATTGTAAAAGTAATCTCCAAATCTCCCGTTTCGTAATTGATTACTCTATGTAAATATTTTCCTAAAAGTTTAATCATCAGAACTGCAAATCGTCTTCCATAATGTCATATTGGTTTTGCTTTAAATCATCAAACCTTGGGTCTTTAACATCATACTTGTTCTTTGGCTCTTCCTTTGGTTTAGTTTCCAAAAACTGCACACTATCGCAAATAACTTCAACTACATTTACCTTTTGACCTTGTGAATTGTCGTAACTGCGTGTTTGGATTCTACCCTCCACGCCTACCAAACTTCCTTTAGAGCAGTATTGGTTTACATTTTCAGCAGGTTTACGCCACACGACACAATTAATAAAATCCGCTTGTTGTTGACCATCTCTGCTTGTAAAATTACGATTTACCGCTAAAGTAAATGAAGTAACCGCATCACCTTGTTGGGTCCTTCGTAATTCTGGATCTCTTGTTAGTCTTCCTACCAATGCGACACAATTAATTGACATTTGTTTTTCCCTCCCGATTATTTTTTTTCGCTTTCATTTCCATAGCTTCACCGAACTCATTGCTTTTTAAATACTCAATAACTTTATCGGCTTCGTCTTTTGTCAACAAATTTAATTTATCTTTTCCAGTAGTTTTAATAAAATTACCAACTATATCAATCGAAAAATCAGTAATATAGCTTTTAATAATATCTTTTTGTTCCTGCGTTATTTTTTGTTCTTTCTTGGCCGTCTTTTCTATTTCTTTCACTTCGTTTGTATCAGCATCTTTTGTATCATCAATGTTAAACAGACCGTTTAAAGCATACTTACGAGCATAGCTAGAAGCAGTACCCGTTATTTGACTGTCGTCCATTCCTTTTTTTGTCATAGGCTCTCTAGCAAATGCATGTGTAATAATCACATCATCACTATCCCAATCGCGTAATTCACACACTGCCTTTATGTAATATCTTTCGTTCATGCTTTCCAATTCGTCTTGAACAATAAGTGCCGTGCGGTATTTAAAGCATATCGGTTTCAATGCTTCTAAAATATCTTCGCAGCTTCGATAATAATAATTACCGAATTCGTTATACTGTCCTTTTGGTGCTTTTAACTCATTTTGGATATTTGCTAATTTTTCATACAAACCAATTTTTACTGCTTTATTGTTTTCCATTTTTATCCCTCCAGTTCTTTAATGATGTTTTGATAATCTTCTATGCCCTCTTGGATATCGTCCAACAGAGAGTTAAATACTTCTTTCAAATTTGTTGCTTTGTTGTTTCCATAGCCGATATCTAATAAATCTTTAGAAATACTTGTCATGCAAGTTATTACATCGTCTACGGTTTCTTTATACTGTTCTAGATCGTAATACATTGCTTGTAGTTCAGCTAATGTCTCATTAGCGTTTCTAAGTTCCATAAACCTTTTCATATCACTTTGACTAGCGGTATTTTTTAAAGCATATATATTTGCATCTTGTAATCTTGCTATATCGCTCGCTTGTTCTAGCTTCATTTTTACTCACCACCAAAAATATGTATTTTTGCTATTTCTACAGCTGTTTTATATTCTTTTGCATAATTGTTATTTCCATGTGTTTCGTTAACTTTTTCTAGAAATTCCTCAATATTACCAGTAAAGCAACCACAAGAAACTTTTATATCGTTATTAGCCGTTTTAAAAAAGGTTGTTATATCATCCCGAGACCCGATCGGTCCAATAACTAAATAATCAGCATTACCGCTCACCTTGGCATTACCGTACACCCAGGCATTACCGTACACCTTGGCATTACCGTACACCTTGGCATTACCGCTCACCTCGGCATTACCGCTCACCTCGGCATTACCGTACACCCAGGCATTACCGCTCACCTCGGCATTACCGTACACCCAGGCATTACCGCTCACCTTGGCATTACCGCTCACCTTGGCATTACCGTACACCCAGGCATTACCGTACACCCAGGCATTACCGTACACCTTGGCATTACCGTACACCTTGGCATTACCGTACACCTTGGCATTACCGTACACCCAGGCATTACCGCCTTGTGATAAATTACTTTCCTTTTCGATAAATCCCCCTTTTTGTCCTTTAACGATATCTCCAAAACATTTCACAGCTTCAATTTGGAATAGTGTTTTACCCATAAAATTTATTTTTACATCTGTTAACTTATATTTCATTTCTTTCTCTCCTCTTGTTGTAAAATTTAACGATTGTTATACATTTCTACTACCTTGTCACGATCCTTAGTTACAAGTTTTAGATTGCTTGTTAGATTTACGATTAAGCAACTTTGATAAATAGCTAATGCAATCGACATAGCTAACATAACAGTCAAAATCTTAATAAGTGTTTTATCTTTCATCCTCTCAACCCTTTCATTAGTCAAATTTAATTACCGCCCATACCCAAGCAACGTCGAGAGGGCACATTTTTTTAGTTCTAGGGCACGTTTTGAAGTCATTTGCATATTCCAACGCTTTTTCAGCTTTTCGCTCCACAGACGGCAAATACTGCCCTAAGTCGTATGCTATGTTGTTTATGTACTTCTCGTTATCGATACATTTATGTATTGCTTCTTTGATTTGCTCATAACTGTAACTAGCAAATCTTGGATACAGCATTTTTATATATTCGGGTGTAAAACCTTTGTTATAGTTCAAACCTAGAAATGTCATTGCTTTTGCGAATTCTTCAATCGACATTAGTAGAACTCATTAAAATCCATTGCAGGAGCTAAGTCTTTCGTTGTCTGCTGTTGTACTTTTCTAGGTTTATCCTGCTCTCGAGCCAGCCAGCCGTTTACAAACTTTAAAATTCCGCCCTTGGTTTTTCTGTTTCTAGGGTTAGCATCAAGCCAACCACACATTTTCCTTAGCTGCTGCATGATATCTACGTTAGGATATAACTCCGACCATTTATCAACTTGCTTTTGTGTAATTGGGTAGTAAGTTTTATCGTTTAGTATAAATTCGATTACGGGTGGCTCTGTAGCAATTTTATTGCTCGGAGCATTATATATATCTTTAGTATTTAATTCTTTAGTATTTAATTCTTTAGTATTTAATTCTTTAGTATTTAATTGTCCTTGGTTTTCTAGCGCTTGAATTTCTACATCTAGAATTTCAACCCCTAGATTTTCTACCCCTTGTTTTTCTATGTCTTGTTGTGGCTTTTCGAAGATATCATAAATGTACTCAATCCGCCCCGTTTCAGTTTGGTTCGGTAACAGTTTTGTGACCTTTAAATAATTAAATTTTTTTAACTCATTTAATGCACTTTTCACCGCCACTTCACTCTCTTTGCAGATGGAAACAAGACCCTCTACCGAGTACTCCCAATCATCTCTCAAACTAAGCATTAAACTTAACAATCCCTTTGCTTTAAGTGACATATTTTTTTCTTTCAAATGAGTGTTGCTCATTACTGTATAATCGCTACTTTTGTTCATTCTAATTATTGCCATTCAGCTACTCCTTTCTATAAAACCATTTCAATAATTCCACTTGTTAAAAACGCTATCAAGATCACTGCAATTACTATCGTCAGCACTCCTCGACCCGTTAAATTATCTATCCTCACTCTTGACACTTCCTCTTGCTTGGTTTATAATTCTCTTGGTTTGTTTTATTAGGCGCTCACTGCGTCTATTTTTTCTTTTAAAAGCATCATTTTTGTATAGTTTTCGATGTCATATCCCTTTGTTTTATCAAAGAATTCTTGAATATCGTCTTCACTATATTTCCATGCTCTCCCGAATTTTCGGCCTTTTAACAATCCGCTATCATGTAAATCTTGTATTGTTAACAAACTACATTTCCAAATCTCCGCTAATTCCTTACGGGTGTATAGTTTAACGTTCTGCAAACTCAATCACCTCTTTGCTCTCGAATTTTTTGCTATTTTCCAACATCTGCATCGCTCTATGCATATAGCTATTTTTGGTTTCTTGAATTTCGCTTTTTAACGTACATGCATAGTACCCGCCTTTGCTTCCACTAACACTCCCTATAAAGTATTTAAAATCAGGATTAAACCTTATATTTTCAATAATTTTTCGCATTGCCTTGTCACTTTTAATTTGCGGAAAATAAACCCTTAATTGACGATTTTTAACCATGTTTTCTTTCCCAACATGATTAGTTACAATAAAGTTGTATACCTGTTCTTCAATGCACATTTTTAACGCTCCTTTCTCTTTTTTATCCAGTTAAATAACGCTGATCCTACGCAGTAAATAAACGTTGCAACGATAAACACTAGAAACAATAAATCTCCTAAATTAAGAACTATTTTGAACATTAAATTCACCCCTTTCACTATTGGTTTTCCATTAAGCATTTAATGGCATATTCTCTTTTTATATATGCAACATCTTCATTACTAATAAGACCATAAATACCGATAATTGTTTGAATCTGTTTGTCTGTTAATCGCATAGGTTCAAACCTCTTTATTGTAGTGTTGATAACTACTTGCTGATGATTTTCGGGTTGGTTTATCCACTCGGATACACATTCTAGAAATAGCGGTATAAATTCATTTTGTTTTTTTGAAACTGAACTCAAATAAGCTTGCTCCAACTTATGAGAAAACCGCAAAATCGTAAATACGTTAGAAAGATCGTAATTAAATTCAACATTGTTAATGTCAAACTTTTCTATTTCTTCCATGATTTCTTTTTTATTCATAACTTACTCCTTTATGCGTTCGATAACTATATGTTACCAAAGTAATCAAAAAAATAATTCATCAATAGTTATATCAGGTATTACCTTAGAAATATGATCTCTTATAATTTTCTTTTCTTTATCATTGAATTGTGTTTTGCCTATTTCTTTCCGATTGTAAGTTGGTCTTTTTATTCCAAGTAAATCAGCCCAATCTTGTTGACGTTCATTCATCATATTTCTATATCCTTTTACTTTGTTCATGTTATCACCTCATTTTTGCCTTTTTTGCTAACGTTAAGTTACCTTGACAAACATATGATAACATATAGTGAGCGTTTATTCAATAGTTTTTGGTAACTTTTTGTTGTTTTTTATATACTTACGTTTTCCTCAATGGTAACATAAGGTTAGGGAGGTGATAACATGAATATTGGTGAAAAAATTCGATTGTACAGAAATGAAAAAGGGCTAAGTCAAAGAGAACTAGCAAAACAAATAGGTAGGTCAAAAGGATTAGTTGGTTTTTGGGAAACAAATAAAAGAGAGCCGTCTAATAGCGATATGGTTAAGCTAAGTCAAATATTGGGCGTAGATGTTAATGATTTATTTGGTATTCCAAAATATTCAAACACCGAAACGTACGAAGTTAACTCCGAACAAATATCAAGACCTATAATAGGGGTCGTGAAAGCAGGTTATAACATGTATTGCGATGAAAACGTTTTGGGCTACAAACCTGTAGATAAGGTAAAAGCCAGTGGTGCAGAAACTTTTTGGTTAAAAGTTAAAGGGGATAGCATGAATGCTGTTGGAATTCTAGACGGATCATTAGTACTCGTAAAGAAAGTAATTGTTGAAAACCGTCAAATAGCTGTTGTACGAGTGAATGGTGATGAAGCAACAGTAAAACAAGTTATTTTCGATAACGATACTGTCCTTTTACAACCTCGCTCCTCTAATCCAATTCATGAAGTTATGATTTTAAAAAAGCAAGATTTCGAAAATGGATATGCAGAAATAATAGGAAAAGTGATTGATGTATCATTTGATCCAAATGATATGTTATAGATGTTATAATATAGATAAACACACATTAGGTGTTTATATAAATAATATATGGGAGGAAAGAATAGATGAAGAAGTTTAAAGCGTTTTGGAGAAAGGGAAAAAAGCAAAAAATAATAATTATTGTTGTTGTAATTTTGATTTTAGGTGTAGCAATAAACATTAAGAAACAAATGAGCATCGTAAAATCTTCAGACGCACCTATAGGAGAGGTGTTGGCATCTGTTTTAGATGAATGTAAAACAAAAGAAGAACAAGAAACACTTAATGTTTACTTTGCTGTTGATGGTGATCAGCTTTTTAAAAATAGTGTTCTTCAAAATTATTATTCAGCGATTGAGGATGCTTGTTATTATATTCAAGAAAACAAAGAATTAAACAACTATGAAAAAATAAAATTTGTTGGAAATGTAATTAAAGATGATAAAGTAATCTGCGTGGTTAGTGGCTTTTTAACAACTAATGCAATAAAAGATTGTGATAATTTTAGTTCAGTAGATTGGGAAAAAAGTATTAATGATTTGCATATTCCGTCAATGCTTGAAAATTAACAAAAATGCTATTAAAAAGGAGAAAATAATATGATTGAATTTTGGAGAAAAGGAATTAAACAGAAAGCTATAGTAATAGGAATATTTTTAATACTTTTACTTGCTGGAGCAATAATCGGATCGCAACAAGGCACAACTAATATCGATTATGGATTTTCATCAAGTGAAGATTTAAAACTTGAAATAGCAGAGCACAACAATGATAATGCTATAACAGAAATTATTAATAAAGCAAAAAAAGAACAAGATGGCGCATCAAAAAAGGATATTGAAAAAACAATTAATGATGGATTATATTTTATCAAGACCAATGTAGATAATTTGACCGTTGATAATACAACAATGGAAAAAACAATGTATTATGGATATTATATTTATAATTATATTGAAAACAATTCTAATACAGAAAATGTTGGCGAATTAAACGATAAAGACAAAGCAGTTTATAATATTGGATATTATGCATTTACATACGTTAAATATCCGTACCGTAATGCTGATGGTTGGAGAAAGAACAGTATAGAAATAATTAAAGAAAATCTAGCAAAAATATAAAAAAAGGCCACTGCTCATAGCGGTGGTCCATAACGTAAAGTACAACTCTTAAATGTCCTTTTACGTGCTTAATTATAACATTTGAACACGTCTAAGGCAAACAAAGAAAGGACGTGTTTTTATTATGTCAATTAGAGAGTTTGAAAATAAAAAAGGAACAACATATGAAGTCAGATTCACCTACAAAGATAAATACGGTAGAAAAAAATATTATTCAAAGCGTGGCTTCACTTCACATAAGAAAGCCGAAAAACATGAACAGTTAATGCGAGTTAAATTTGCCGAGGGATACTCTACAAAGCCTAAAATTACGCTTGAGGAAGCGTTTAACGAATGTATGACAAATAATACCTCTTTAGCAATATCGACCGTATCGTCAAGAAAATTGACTTTTAGAAAGCACATAAAACCTAAACTAGGTAATTGCCTTGTTGATACAATAGACTTTAAAATTATAAACGAATTGATAAAACCACTTGAGAGCAGTTATGCAAAGCCGACCATAACAAACGTTGTCGCAACATTGAAATACATATTTAATTACTGTTACAACATGGGATATATTGAACGTATGCCATTTAATAAAATCGAAATAAAAGGAAAGAATACAAAAAAAGATAAAAATAAGGTTATATCAGATAATCTTTTTGAAAAACTAATTGCCGATTCCACAAAAGAATACCAAATTGCTTTTTATATTGGAAAGTATACGGGATGTCGTATTGGTGAAGTATTAGCACTAACTAAAAATGACATTGATTTTGATAATAACACTATAAGCATCAATAAAATATTATATCTTGATCCAATATCAAAAGAATTGATTGTCAAAGAAACTAAAACAAGTTCTTCAAACGCTGTTATTCCGCTTGTAGAGCCTTTAAAAGATATTTTGGTAGAATGGTTCGAAATTAACAAAAGTGACGTTGTAGTGACAAAAAACGGGAGTTATATGAGTCCATCTATAATAAAGGCTAAATTAAGCAGGTTTTCAAAAAAATACGAGCACGTTAGTTTCCATATGCTTCGCCATACATACACTACTACGCTATTTAATGCTGGAATAGATGCAAAGACAAGTCAAAAACTGTTAAGACATAAAGATTTTAATACAACAATGACGATCTACACACATTTAGAAAATGAAAAACTAAAAGATACAGTTGATAAAGTTTTTAACTAA